TGTCCATTGATGTTCAGATCTTAATTGTTTAATTCTTTCTCCAAAATTCATAATAATACCAACCTTTCTACAATCATTATACTTTCATTTTATGAAAAAAGCAAACCTCTTTTCAGTAAATGAAAAAATATTTAAAAATTTTTTAAAAAAGTATTGACAAATTTCAGTTAATGAAATAAAATGCATTCAGAAACTGAAAGGGGGGAAGATGAATGTATGAAAAATTAAAAGAAATAAGAGAGAAAAAAGGTTATACAATTGAAGATATGGCGCAGGTCATTCATAAATCTCCATGTAATTATTTTAAAAAAGAGAATGGAGATGTAAAGTTTTCAGTAAATGAATCATTAGAAATATCTAAATTTTTAAAATGCAAGGTAGAGAAAATTTTTTTTAAGAATGAACTTTCAGAAAATGAAAAATAATAGGAGGAAGTAATGCAGGAAGTACCATTTTTCTACTTATCTGCAAGGGCATATGCTAAACAAACAGGCATAGGAGAGGCAGAAGTAAAAAAGCAATTGTTAAAAGGCGAGCTAGAAGGTTTTACAACAAACAATCAATATAAAGTAAAAGTATATAAAGACGGAGGAGTTTCTCGCCAAGAATATGAAGCAATTTATAAAAGAGCTATAGAAGCAGAAACAAAATTAGAAAAAGCCAAATCAATATTAGTTTAGAAAGGAGATGATAAATATGTATAGTTTATTTGAAATAACATTTTTTATATTATATTTTGCAACTAAAATAGCAAAGTTTATTGCAATATTGTTATTAGTTCAAATAACAGTATATAGATTAAGTGGATTTAGCATATACAAATTTGCAATGAAGAAAACAAGTAAATTATTAAACTAAGGAGGAACATAATGGATAAATTAGACAAGTGTTATGTGTGGCACGTAATTACAATGGCAAGGTTAAAACTAAAATTAAAAGAATTGAGAGGAGTGAAATAGTATGTTTGAAAGAAAGAGACATTTAAAGGAAGTCATAGAAACAAAATCAAAACAAATTGCTAACAGAGACAAACTTATAGACGGACAAAGAGCAGAAATACATCAATGGCAAGAAGAAAATAAGGCATTGTATAACGAAAACAAAGAATTAAGATTTGATAATGAAGAGCGTTCAGAATTGATCAAAAGAATAAAAGATCTAGCTGAAAGCAACAACTACAATAACGAAAAAATTATTCTAAACAAAATTAAAGAGCTAGTAAAAGATTTTGAAGCCAATTACTAACTCAACTGAATCATATAAATATGAACTCTTGTACTAATTATAGCACAAGATAGAAAGGAAAGTCAATGATACGAATTGTAAATGGCTACGTAATAGAAACAACAGATTCAGAAGATAAACAAGCAAGATACGAACACGATTTAGAAGAAATGGACAGAAATTATGAAGATAAAGTTTTTGAAGAGATTATGGAGGAAGAATAATGGAAGAAAATAATGAATTAACATTAGTTAAGCCAGAATTTAATGGAGAAATCCAGGCAAAAATAAAAAGCTTAGGAGAGATAGAAAGCAACATAAAAGAAGTACAAAATTATGCTGTTGAATTAAATAATTATTATAAAAACATAGTTTTTACAGAAGATACAATGAAAATAGCAAAAGATGAAAAATCAAAAGTAAATAAATTTAAAAAAATTGTTGAAGACTACAGAAAGAAAACAGTAGAAGAATGGAAGAAGCCAATAGCACAATTTGAAACACTCTCAAAAGATACAGAAAAAATATTAGCTGACACATATATAACTATAAATTCACAAGTATCAAATTATGAAGATAAACAGAAACAAGAGAAAGAAAAAGAAATAAGAGATTATTTTGAAGAATATAAACAAAGTTTAAGTATTGATTTTATAAAGTTTGAGGATGCAAAAATCAGAGTTGGCTTATCAGACAGTAAAACATCATTAAAAAAACAGGCAAAAGACTTTATAGATAGAGTAAATACCGATATAGCAACAATAATGTTACAAGAACATAAAGAAGAAATATTAGTTGAATATAAACAAAATGGTTACGTTCTAAGTATGGCAATAAGTACCGTTATGAATAGAATAAAGGCTGTAGAAGAAACGAAGAAAAAGCAAGAAGAGATAAAACAGAAACAATTAGAAGAAGCTCAAAGAATTGCAGATGAGGATATAAAAATACAAACAGAGGTTACAAAACAAGCACTAGATAATTTTAGAGTAACAGAACAAGAAATTCTACAAGCACCAACAGTAGAAGAAAAACAAGAGAAAATATTAACATTAAGATTTACAGTAAAAGGAACTAGAACAAAATTAAAAGCATTAAAAGAATTTTTAGTAAATGGAGGATATGAATATGAGTAATCAATTAGCCGTTAATAATAAACCCAAATTTAGTGTTGCAATACAAAGTGATACATATAAAAAACTAATAAATCAAACATTAGGAGATAAAAATAGAGCAACAAGATTTATTGCAAGTATATCAAGTGCCGTAGCAACAAATCCAGATTTACAACAGTGTGATGCAGGAACAATCTTAAGTGGAGCATTACTTGGAGAGAGTTTAAATCTCAGCCCTAGCCCACAATTAGGACAATATTATCTAGTGCCTTTTAATAAAAAGACAGGAAATAAAGATGAAAGCGGAAGAGAAATATACACAAAAGTAGCACAATTTCAACTAGGATATAAAGGTTATATACAATTAGCAATTAGGTCTGGGCAATACAAGAAATTAAATGTATTAGCAATAAAAAAGGGAGAGCTAGTTAAATATGATCCATTGAATGAAGAGATAGAAGTACAGCTAATAGAAGACGAAGAGCAAAGAGAACAAGCTGAAACTGTTGGATATTATGCAATGTTTGAATATGTAAATGGATTTAGAAAATCATTATATTGGTCGAAATCAAAAATGGAAAATCATGCAATAAAATATTCTAAAGGGTATGCAGCACATAAAGGCTATACATTTTGGGAAAAAGACTTTGATGGAATGGCATTCAAAACAATGCTTAGACAATTAATCTCTAAATGGGGAATTATGAGTATTGAAATGGAACAAGCTGTTGAAAAAGATATGTCGACAATTAATACAGATGGTAGTTACGAATATGTAGACAATGAGGATATAGTAATACAACAAGACGAAGGAGAAGAACAACCTCAAATACAAGAAGAAAATACAACAAGAGAGGTATCGATGAATGAACTATAAAATTATATCTAGTTGCAGTACAGGAAATGCAACAATAATAAGAGACATAATTTTAATAGATTGTGGTGTGACTTTTAAAAGAATAGAGAAGTATTATAAGCGATTGAAAATAGTACTTCTTACGCACCTGCATTCAGACCACTTCAAAAAAGAAACAATTAAGAAATTAGCACAGGAAAGACCAACGTTGAGATTTGCTTGTTGTGAATGGTTATTACAACCACTATTGGAATGTGGAGTTTTAAGGAAGAACATAGATGTACTTCAAATTGGCACGATATACGATTATAAGCTATTTAAAATTGTACCAATCAAATTATATCATGACGTGCCTCAATGCGGTTACAGAGTATTATTTGATGATTATAAAGTAATTTATATGACAGATACAAGAACAGTCGAAGGAATAGTAGCGAAGAATTATGACTTATATTTAGTTGAAGGCAATTATGAAGAGGAAGAACTAGAACAAAGAATAAAGCAGAAACAAGAAGAAGGTTTGTATTATTACGAAAGCAGAGTAAGAAATACACATTTAAGCAAAGGACAAGCAACAGACTTTTTACTTAATAATATGGGAGAAAATTCAGAATATGTGTTTATGCATGAACATGTAGAAAGGTAATAGTATGCAGAATACAGCAGTTATAGATGACATAGGAATAGATTTAAAAACTGGAAAAGCTAAAATAACATTTCTGTTTGACGATAAGTATATTTTACAGGAAGCAGAAGAACTAAAAGACAAGAAACTTAATGTAGAGGCAACAAGATGGTATAAAAAACGTTCTTTAAATGCTAATGCATACTTATGGGTTCTTATTGGAAAATTAGCTGAAAAACTCAATATAAGCAATATAGATGTATATAAAAAACATATAAAAGAGGCTGGTAAATACACAGTTCTGCAAATGGAAGAAGAGGTAATGACTGAATTTGAAAGAATATGGCAAAAGAATGGATTAGGTTGGTTCTGCGAAAAAGCCATAGATGAATATGGACAGGTGGTATTACTAGCATACAATGGAAGTTCATCATATAACACTAAACAAATGACAAGACTTATAGATAGCGTAATACAGGATTGTAAGGAACAACAAATAGAAACAATGACACCAGAGGAGTTAAAAAGTTTATTAGCGAGGTGGGAAAGATGAGCAAAAGAAGTAAAGCGTGTGAGATACCTCAAAAAGTCAAAGAAAAGGTATGGAATAGAGATAATCGTAGTTGCATTATTTGTGGAAAATATGTGGACAAGAGCTATGCAAATGCTCATTTTATAAAAAGGTCACAACGGTGGTCTAGGCATAGAAGAGAACATAGTCACATTGTGTTGAGAATGTCATTATAAGGAAGATTTTGGTCAAGACACTAAATTATATGAACAAATGATAGAAGACTATTTAAAGTCAAAATATGGCTTAAATTGGAATAAAGAAAAATTAATCTACAAGAAATATTAAAAGAAAGGAGGACATAGAAATAATCTTATAAAAATTTTATAAGGCTTCTATGTCCCTTTTAATTTAACGAAAGGAGAAAACAATGGAAGGATGGATTAGTACATATAGAAAGATATTAGAAAATCCTATTGTATGTAAAGATAGCGATTACTTTGCAGTTTGGATGTATTTGTTATTAAATGCAACGCACAAAGAAAGTCCAGCAATATTTAACAAAAAGAAGATAATTTTAAAAAAAGGACAATTAATAACGGGAAGAAAAGCTATAGCGGAAAAATTTGACATTTCCGAAAGCAAAGTACAAAGAATTTTAAAAACCTTCGAAATCGAACAACAAATTAAACAGCAAACCTGCTCACAAAATAGACTTATATCAATAATTAATTGGAATGAATATCAACAAAGTGAACAGCGAATAGAACAACAAGTGAACAACGAGCGAACAACCAGTGAACAACTAGTGAACACAAACAATAATGATAATAATATATATTTATGTTTATTTAATAAATATAAGGTCGAAAATCGAAGAAGTTTTTCAGAGTATATGAAAAAAACAAAAGCGTTAAGAGAAGACGAAAAATGGGATTTACTTACTAAAGAAGAACAAACAAGATTAATGAGTGAAATATAAAGAAATATAAAGGAGAGTGAAAACAAATGAATACAATAACACAAACAACAAGACAAATGAGTTTTGATGATATACAAGATAAGGCAAAAATAAGATATATACAGATATTGAATAGATTAGACAAGCCTAAAACAGCCAAAGAGTTAGCTGTGGAGTTATTTGATTTAGGGTTTATTCCTAGCACGGAAAGGAATTACACCGCACCACGCTTGTCAGAGTTAGAAGATATGGGAATGGTTAAAGCGATAGATAAAAAGAAATGTGAGTATACAGGTAAAACGGTAGCAGTTTACGAAAGAACATTAAAGGGTTTTGAAGCTTTGAATATGGACCATATTACACGAATTTATTAGGAGAATAATATGAATTATCCACAATTAGAACGGTATCTGTGCAAAAGCACTAAAATATGAATTATGTAGACGGTTGTCAGCAATTAGACAACATTTATTTTCGAGGAGTTAAACAGTGCAAGTATGTTACAGGTATCGAAGGGGAACAAAATAAATTAGAGTTAAATAAACAGGAGAGAATATGGAAATAGAAGATATTTTAAAATACACATTAACACTCTTTCAAGATATAGATAAAAGACTATCAGAGTTAAGAAATCAACAAAGTATTTGGGATATTAAACAAGATGAGCTACTGCATTATATAGAAAATCACAATATAGATGCAGTTAGATCATGTAAAATAGTAAAACAATTGAAATATGTAAGGGGAGAAAGAAGAAAAGTAAAAGATGAAATAGATGTAGTAGTGTCATTGAAAAATACTTTTATTGATAAATATAAAAACAAGTTTATAGAAAAAGATTTAATACAAGCGTTGAAAAATCTAAAAGAACTAGAACAAAGAAAAAATAATCCTAAATATACATATCAGTATTTAACTGAAGAATTGGAGATAAAAGATGAAAATATTAGCAATAGATCCACGGAAATATAGAGAGTGCATATTGTGTTGTAGACAGTGAAACATACAAGATAGTAAAAAAAGGGAAAATTCAAAACGAAGAGCTACTTCTTCACATTAGATATGCAGAATATGAAAAAGTGGTCATAGAGATGGTAGCTTGTTATGGTATGCCAGTTGGAAAAGAAGTTTTTGATACTTGCATTTGGATAGGTAGATTTATACAAGAAGCAGATGAACTAGGAGCAGTATATGATTATATATACCGCAAAGAAGAAAAGATGAATTTATGTAATTCAATGAAAGCCAAAGATTGTAATATAAGACAAGCACTAATAGATAGATTTGGTGTAGTAGGAACAAAGAAGAACCCAGGTTGGTTTTATGGATTTAAAGCAGACATATGGAGTGCATATGCAGTAGCAGTTACATACTTAGATAAAGAGAAAGGAAAATTTAAAAATGAATAAAAAGGATATTATAGATACAATTTTTATTTTAGCAGTATTTTTAGTATTACTGATAATGGTTGAAAGCAGAAGACATAAGCTTGATAAGAAGCAACTAGAAGTTAATGAATTACAAAATAAAGTAGAGCAACAGATAGAACTTATAGATGCTCTGCAACAATAGGAGGTTTATATGGAAGATGAAATTGAAATAGGAGAATATGGAAGAACTAATTTTGGGAAAATTATTAAATTTGCTTGGCTTGAAGATTCTGAAGGCAAAACAATTAAAAATAAAGTTATATTAATAAATAGAAACAAAGTAAGTAATGATTTTTACTATTTCCATGGAGAAGAAAACATAGTAAAACACAGCAAACAACTAATAGACCTAATAGAAGTTGGAGACATTATTAAATATAGAATAGACAACATTTCGACAACATTAGAAACAAAAGGTTATATTAAAGGAATTGTAGACATAGCAGATGAGGAGATGTTACAAAGAATAAAAAGTGACAAAAATTACAACATACTAGAAATACTAACAAAAGAACAATATATGCCTAATTGCTATAAAGTAGTAGGAGGAGAAGAATGGGATTAGATATTCATATAAAAGGATTAAAAAGAGAAGATACATATCATGGTGGATATGTGAAATTTGGCAGCTATAGAATGGAAGTTGCTAAAGCTTTTAATAAAACATTAGGAGAAATTTATGAAAAACCTTATTTAACTCCTAAATATGAATTTACAGATGATGAGATTAAACAATGGAATCAGCTATGCAATGACGATTTAGATATATTTTTGTGGCATAGTGATTGCGATGGAAAGCTAACACCAAAAGAATGTAAAAAAATTTATAATGAATTAAGAAAGTTAAACATACAGGATTTGTATTATAGCAATAAATATACAATACATTCACTGTGGTTAAGTATGTTACAGTTTTGCTATAAACATAGAGTGAATATGTATTTTTATTAAGATAAAGTAGGGGGAGGAAAAGATGAATAGAGAAATAAAGTTTAGAGGAAAAATGATACCAGAAAATGAATGGATTTTTGGAACAATATTAAGAATACCAGCTCCACCTGTATGTTTTGGAAAAAGTGAAACAGATAAATACTATATACAGTTTCCAGACCCAAGATATATGCCAGACTGGAATATGCCATATAAAATGGTACAAGGAGAAGTAAATCCAGATACAATAGGACAATACACAGGCTTGCACGATAAAAATGGAAAAGAAATATATGAGGGAGATATAGTAAAAATCAAATATAGAGATGAAGATATAGGAAAAGTTATATATGAACACAATGGATTTTCTATAGATGTTACAAATATGAATAAAAATTATGGGCGAGTTAGTTTTGTGAATAATTTTATGGAGGTAATTGGAAATATATACGATAATCCAGAGCTACTAGGAGGAGAAGAAAATGGCGATAAAAAATTACACAACAACAATAAATGTGAATAAGACAATAGAAGAAATCCAGGAAATTTTAAGTAAACACGGAGCTACAGCAATCATGACAGAATACGACAATGGAAATGTGATAGGATTAAGTTTTAAAATTATGACTCCTAGAGGAGAGCTAGGCATAAGATTACCTTCAAATACAGATAGAGTATTACAAGTTTTAAAAAACCAAAAAAAGAACAATACTAAAGTCAAAAATACTTTTGAACAAGCGAATAAAGTGGCGTGGCGAATTATAAAAGACTGGATAGATGCCCAAATGGCAATACTAGAGTCTGAGATGGTAGAAATGGAACAAATATTCTTACCGTACGTGCTAAACAACAAAGGAAAAACATTTTATCAGGAATTTAAAGAAAATCAATTATTGTTAGGAGAATAGATATGTGTGAATACTGTGGAAAAATAATAAATAATAAAAAAATATTAGATATAGACAATGAAGAAGAAACGCATATTGAAATTATTAATCAAAAAAAGTTTTGGGGATATATGTTATATGTTGAAATAGAAGGACAAGACAATGATGGATATAAGCCAAGCCAGTTCTTTCAAATAAATTATTGCCCGATGTGTGGCAGAAAATTGGTAAAGGAGTAACTATGAGTGAAGAAGAGAAAATGAAAATTGCAGTAGATTTAGCAAAACAAGGAATAGACCTAGAAGAAGTTGAAAGAATAGGCTGTGAATTAGCTAAATTGCTACAACCTGTTGTTAATTTAACAATAAAAAATAAAAAGATATTGGATAAATATGATAAAAAGGAGTAAATAAGATATGTTTAATACTTATAATGCAGGAAATACAAATTTAAAAATAAACGCTTGTAGTGGTGGAATATATAAAACATATAAAGAAAGTTAGTTTGAATATTTAAGGCTAGATGGTTCAGCGATGGAAACAATGTTTAGACATTATAAATACAAATCGGATGAAAATATATATTATCAAGATGTAATAATACTTCAAATGATTTTAACTAGCAAGGAAGACTATGTTATATCAGAATTAATAAGAAAAGAAGATTTTGAAAAATATTTTGAGAGGAGTAACATATAATGAAAGAAAAAATAAAAAGAATAATAGAAAAAATTAAAGATATATTTAGTTTACATTGCCCTGAATGTGGTGGAAGAATGAAAAGCGAATATTTAGATATGGAAATAGACCACATTGTATATAAGTGTGAAAAGTGTGGAGAGGAGTGGATTTAATGCGATTATTTGAAGATTTAATAAAATGTAAAGACTGTATAAATAATATAAATAACAAGTGTATTTTATATCCAGGAAAAGATACAAAAGAAGAAAACACAGGTTGTTATGTAGGAATAGATAGAAATAACAAACAAAAGATATTGGGAGGTGTTTTAAGTGAAAGATTTAAAAATATTTACTAACAATATTGAAGATGAAGCCGTAAAACAGTTAGATGAATTATTAGAACAAGAACCATTTAAAGATTGTAAAGTAAGAATAATGCCAGACGTTCACGCAGGAAAAGGCTGCGTAATAGGATTTACAGCAGATTTAGGAAATAAAGTTATACCTAATATAGTTGGAGTAGATATAGGGTGTGGAATGTTATGTGTAGAATTAGGCAATATGGCATTAGATTTTGAAAAATTAGATAAAATTATTATTGAAAATATACCATCTGGAAGAAATATAAGAGAGCAAAAATTGATAGATTTTGAAAAAATAAATGAATTATATTGTTTGAGAGAACTAAAAGAAAGTAATAAGTTTAATAAAGCAATAGGTACATTAGGTGGTGGAAATCACTTTGTAGAAATAGATGTAGATGATGAAAATAATAAATATTTAGTTATACATACTGGTTCAAGAAACCTAGGAAAACAAGTAGCTGACTATTATCAAAACCTTGCTGTTGAATTATGTTCTGGAAAAGAAGAAATGTATAAAAAGAAAGAGAAAATAATAAAAACATATAAAGAGCAAGGAAAAAAATCAGAAATACAAGAAGCATTAAAAGAATTAGAAAAAGAATATAAAAATAACGAACCTAATTTACCAAAAGATTTGTGTTATTTAGAAAACAGATATAGAGATATGTATTTACATGATATGAAAATATGCCAAGAATACGCAAGTTTGAATAGATTGCATATAGCAAAAGAAATTTTAATGAATTATTTTCAATTAACATATGTTCCAGAAATAGATTATCCACCTATTATGAACAATAGATTTGAAACAATACACAATTATATATCTTTTGAAGATAATATAGTGAGGAAAGGAGCTATATCAGCTAAAAAAGGTGAAAAAGTTCTAATACCAATAAATATGAGAGATGGAAGTATTATAGCAGTAGGGAAAGGAAATAAAGACTGGAATCAATCTGCACCTCATGGGGCAGGAAGAATAATGTCAAGAATAAAAGCAAAAGAAACGTTTACATTAGATGAATTTGAAAAATCTATGAAAGGTATATATACAACATCAGTTTCAGTAGAAACAATAGATGAAGCACCGTTTGTATACAAACCTATGCGAGAAATAATAGATAATATACAAGATACAGTAGAAATTAAAAAAATAATAAAACCAATTTATAATTTTAAAGCTAAAATTTAGGAGGTGTTTTAAGTGAAAGAAAATAGTATAGAAAAAGATATAAAAGTGTTAGAGAATTTACTTGATGAAGGCTTTGAAGCAATGTGTTATGAAGAAGCACAAGCCATAGAACATATTTTATCAGATTATAAAAAGATACAAGAAGAATTTAAACAAGTAGACCATGAATGTGAAAGATTAGAAAAAAGAGAAGAAATATTAAATAAATATAAGTTAGCGTTATTTATGGTTATAAGAAATTCTACAGTAATGCCACAAGGTATTAAATTAGGTAAAGCAGATAAAGAAATCAATGAAATGTCTTACGAAACAATGTGCAAAGTACTTACAATGATTGATTATAATAAAGCAGAAAAGGCTTATGAGGAGGGAAAAAGTGAAAGAAAATAAAATAGAAATAGCAACTGATATAGATTATGGAACGATATCTTTGAGAAAACGAGGAAAATCAATTATAAAAATAGGAAATGAGAGATTAGGTGGAACAGATGTAGAAATAGAGGTTTCTACAAAATTTAATTGGTTGCAAAAGAAACTATGGAAATACTTATTGAATATTGATATTGAGGATATTAAGGAGGACGAGTAGTGGAAAATAGTATAGAAGAAGATATAAAGAACATAGAAGAAATAATAGAATTATCTAAAGAAGAAATAGATGCAAAAGATGAGAATATAACAGCAATATTAGATATAGAAGATTTAATAAGTTTAGAGCACATTTTATCAGATTATAAAAGAGTATTAAAAGAGAATGAAGAGTTATTAGAAGTAAAAGTGAGTGCAAGTGCTCATAATAGAATATTAGAATTAGAAAAAGATAATAAAGAGTTAGAGAAAAGATTAGATGAAATTAATAAAACTAATTTTCCAATTATAAATTAAAGAAGGTGAGGAATAAATGAACGAGGAAGAAAAGGAAGCGATTGATGAATTGTGGAGATTTGATTGTTGTTATAATGGACAAATAAAGACAATATTAAATCTAATAGAAAAACTACAAAAAGAGAATGAAGAATTAAAGAATAAAGAAGTAACAGCAAGAAAAATAAATGAATTATTAGTACAAAGATATTCAAATTCAATTCCAGTTCAAAAAGTAAAAGACACGATAGACAGAATTGATTACGATATAAAAAAGACCAAAGAAATAATATCAAAAAATACAAATATTTATGCAAGTTATCGAAAAAATGATTATCAAATAGTAAGATTAAGAGCAATGAACACAAAATCTTTAGATATAAAAAAGAGATTACAAGAATTACTAGAAAGTGAGGAATAACAATGCCAGAAAAAGAAACAAGAGAACAAAAATATAGAAGAATAAATGATTTATATAATAAATTCACATTCATATATTATCAATCTACACACGAGAGTGAGTGGCAAGATGAATTAAACAGTATAATAGTACAACTTAGATATGAGCTAAAAAAGTTTTAATATTAATATAGGAGGTACAAAAGAATGTCATACATAAAAGAAGAGCTTGAAAGCATGTTGATAGAGCATCCAAAAAATGAGGCTAAATTAACAGAAATAGATTTAAAATTAGATGATTACAATACAAGACTAGATTATGCTGGAACTGTTTATCAAGATACTGCAGAGGAAGTAATTGAGAATATGCAATTATCTAGCAATAACTATGATGAATTACATAGTAATACCAATAAAATATCAGACAAAACAGCAAATACAGCTATGAATTACCACAAAGAAGAATATCATATAAACAGAGAAGATAGAGTATTTTTACAGGCGAAGATAAAAGAATTTGAAAAAATAAAAAGTGAATTAGATAAAAAAATAGTGCGTGTGGAAAATATGCTAAAGCAACTGTCGGAAGATGAAGAATTTGTTGTAAGAAAGTATTATATGAAGAAATCAAAATGGAACTATGTTGAAAAAGCATATTTTGATAATTTTGAAACTCATAAATCAATAAAACAGCTACAAGCATACAGAGACAAGGCGTTAGATAGCATGCTTGATATAATAAATACTGGAGAGAGGTAAAAACTTCGCTAAAACTTCGCAAAAATTTCCTTTTAATTTCGTTTCTAAGGTGCTATAATTATAATTGCAAAAATATAAAGAAAAGGGCTAACAAAAAGTTGGTCCTTATACAGCAAATAATATAGATAATGTTTGTGAAAAGTTAGACCAAATAATAGGATTACTTAAAAATAAAAAGGGATTGAACCAAAACAAAGAGCTTATCAAACGATAGGCTCTATTATTTATGCTATTAACTAATACTAGATACAGTTAATATATGTGTTTTGCTACTAGACACATCTCCTTTAAGAATATATAAAAGGTAATTCTAGTTAAACCTTATATCTAGGTCAAGTTTTGATGGTAAAATGCGGGTCTTGGACACCTGAGATTGAAGGTTCAACTCCTTCGACCTAGACCAATTATTATAAATTAACGAAAGAGGTGTTGTTATGACTAACGAAGAAAGATATGAAAAGTATATAGAAGAAAATTGCAAGAACTGTAAAAATAAAGATAAAGACTTATGTGAGATAAGAATATCATGCTTTAACAATATCATAACAACTAAGTGTGTTTATTATGAAAGAGAAAATTAACTATGAAAATTGTATGAAATATAAATGTGAGAGGTGCAAGTACTATAATTATTGCTTTAAACATAAAACAAAAAAGGAGAACAAAGATGTATTTAAAAGTAAAATCAAAGAAGTTGAAAAATCTTAGTATGAAAATATCAAAAGCGAAGAACAACCTAGTCGTAACTATACTAAATAAAAAAGGATATGAATGTGATAATTCACAAACGAGTCAAATAAAAGCAAATAGAGAATTAAATTCAGAACAGAAAAAAGTAATATTAAAAAATCAAAATGAGAAAGTATCAAAAATTGGAAGTTACTATGTGTGGGAAGCAGATGTTATGGTAAAAATAGTAGATCAAATAACAGGAAAGGAAGCATAAAACTATGTGGAATGTATTTTTTGGTATAATATTGAGTTGCTTAGGATTAACAGCAATAGCCATTACTCTTTTTATTTTGGCTGCAATATTAGACACAGCGATAAAACAATTTAAAAGAAAATAATTTTAAATAATTTTAATTAGGAAGGGGTGAACCAAGTGTTAAGTGAAAAACAGATACAATGCATAAATTTAATGGCTATAGAAAATAAAACACAAAAACAAATAGCAAAAGAATTAAAAGTAACAGAACAAACAATATGTAATTGGAAAAAAGACAAAGAATTTAAAAATGAAATAGAAAAAAATATAAAAGAAAACTTTGGTTCACTTGCATTAGATGCACAAAAAGAATTAAAAAAATTATTAAAATCAAGTAATGAATATATAAGAATACAAGCAGTAAAAGATATTCTTGATAGGGCAGGATATAAGCCTACTGAAAGAATAAAAAATGAAGTTGAACCTTCTAAAAAGTTTGCAGATATTTGTAAACAATTAGGTGGCGAGGGATTAAATGAATGATGAAGAAAAAACCTTTGAATTATCAGAAAAATATATTGACTTTTGTAATACAACAGAAAATGTTGATGTTGATATACTAGAAGGAACAACGGCCTCAGGAAAAACAACAATAGCAGCAGGGATTAAATTTATGCGAATGATATCTGAATCTAATAAAAAAGAGCATATAATTGCAGCAAGAACAACTGGAGTTGCAGAAAAAAACATAATAAATCAAGATAATGGAATATTGGATATACATAAAAATGCAATATATTGTGGAAATGGAGATAAAGATCATAAGTTTCCACATATAAAATTTGAAAATAAAATTATATATATATTAAGCTATAAAAATAAAGATCAATGGGAGAATGCTTTAGGTGGTCAATATGGTTGTGTATATATAGATGAAGGCAACATAGCAGACATAGATTTTATTAGAGAGATTTTAACAAGAAATGATTATTTGTGCATAACATTAAATCCAGATGATCCTAATTTACCTATTTATGATGAAGTAATAAACCATGCTAGACCATATAAGAAGTATGCTAATGCTGTACCAGCAGAAATAATGAAAGAACTAAACAAGGTTGAGCCAAAGAAAAATTACAGATATTGGTTCTTTACTTTTTATGATAACAAAGGTTTGACAGAAGAAGAGATAGAAAAGAAAAAAACAGTAGCACCAATAGGAACCAAGTTATATAAAAATAAAATACAAGGCTTAAGAGGAAAAGCAACAGGACTATGCTTTAATTTACAACCTAAAAACATAATAACATTAGAAGAAGCAAAGAAAATGAAATTTAAGTTATTTTCTATTGGTTGTGATACTTCATATTCAAAAGAAAGCCACGATAAGGTAACATTAGAAGGTATAGGCATAACAGCAGATAATAAATGTGTTTTATTAAAAGAAAGAACATTTAATAATAGAGATAGAACAATACCATTTGCACCATCAGATGTGGTTCAATGGATTGTTGAATTTATGGAAGAGTTCAAAAATGAATGGGGATTTGCAAGAACTTGTTTTATAGATAATGCAGACCAAGGAACAATAATGGAAGCAAACAAAGCAAAAAGGCAAAATGCATTAGTATATAACTTTGAAAATGCATGGAAAAAGACAAAGATAATCACTAGAGTTCAACTACAAGAAAGTTGGTTGAATACTGGTGATTTTTTAATTGTTGAAACTTGCAAAGATTATATAGATGAATGTAATAAATATTCATTTGATGAAGATAATCAACCTGAGGATGGCAATGACCACTCAATAAATGGTTGTCAATATGCTTGGTTACCACATAAAAAGAAAATTGGTAATTGGGAAGTAATAAAGAAATTGATTAAAGATGAAAGTGAGGAATAAAAAAATGAAAGTAATGATTAGTCAGCCTATGAGAGGCAAAAGCAATAAACAAATAAGGCAGGAAAGAGCTGAACTAGTACAAAAGTTAGAAAATAAAGGATATGAAGTTGTAGATACAGTTTTTGAAGAAGCACCAGCAGATGAGGATGTTGCAATTTATATGTTATCTCAATCAATAAGATATATAGGAAAAGTGGATGGAATTGTCTTTATGAAAGGTTGGGAAAATGCAAGAGGTTGTAAAATAGAATACTATGTAGCTCAATATTATCACAAATTTATAGCAATGGAGGAATAAAAATATGGGAAGTAAAGAATTTATTGAAAAGTGTAAAGAAATAGTGAAACAATATGCAATAGAGCATTTAGACAAAAGCGATAATGTTCCAGAATTTGAAGTATTTGATGTATGGTACTGTAAAACATTACAAAATCATAAAGCATTGTTAAGTACAACATTATTTGATGGCATGTATTATGAATGCACATACAACGGAGATAAAAAAGAATTATACTTTGATGCATATAAAAAGTTTGAAAATAAATGTATAAGAATGGAGGAAAAATAATTATGGCATTAGATAGAGTTTTTAGTACACCTACAATAACAGTAGATCAAGATAAATATGACGAGTTAATTATTATAAAAGATAGATATAAACAATTAATACAAAAAGATAAAAAGGAATTATTTGATTTTGGACAAGCAATTAAATATTTAAAAGATGGAAAAAGAGTACAAAGACAAGGTTGGAATGGAAAAAATCAATATATAGAATTAGCAACTAATATTAGTTATAAAAATACTAATAATGAAACGATAAATGCAGAACATGAAGCAATAGGAAATAAAGCAATAGCATTTGTAGGAACATCAGGTGTTCAATTAGGCTGGTTAGCAAGTCAGGCAGATATGCTTGCAGAAGATTGGAGATTAGTAGAGTTAGGAGAATAACATGGGAACAGTCAACGATAAAATTAAAAATGTAATACGAAATTGGTTAGAAATACAACCTAGCGTTGGAGACACAATAACAATACAAGAAACAAATACATTTGAGGGTAACTGTTTTAGAAATCTATTGTGGTATAGAGGAGATGCATCAGAATTACATCAATACTATACACAAACAGATGATTTAATGGGAAATGCAAAATTCTGGGCAGCCCAGAGTACAACTGGTATAAATATTAGGAAAATACATACTGGGTTACCTGCTATGATAGTTGACATGTTAGCCGATATAACAGTTGATAGTTTCAATAAAATAGAAGTTAAAGGAAACAACGAAGCACAAACAAATTGGGAGGAGATAGCAAAAGAAAATGACTTTAAAGAAACATTAAAACAAGCAATAATTGATGTATTTGTGCAATGTGATGGTGCATTTAAGATAAGTTATGATACAGACATAAGTAAATATCCAATAATAGAGTTTTATTCTGGACAGGATGTTGATTACGAATATACAAGAGGAAGGATAACAGGAATAAATTTTAAAAATAAATACCATAAAAAAGATGCTTGCTATACTTTGTTTGAAAAATACTCAAAAAATGGAATAAAATATGAACTATACAAAAATGACAAATTAATGGATAATTACAGAGCCATTCCAGAAACAGTAGATTTAAAAGAACCAAGAGACACAAATTTTATGTTGGCTGTACCTATGATGTTTAATAAATCAAAGAAATATAAAGGCAGAGGACAAAGTATATTAGAGAAAAAATTGGATGCGTTCGACAGTTTTGACGAAGTGTGGAGTAAATGGATAGATGCATTAAGAGATAATAGAACAATAACATATATTCCAGAAGATTTAATTCCGACAGACGACAATGGCAATTTATTAAAGCCCAATACATTTGATAACAGATATGCAAAAACAGGCAGTTCATCAACAGAAACAGAAAGTAGCAAGATAACAAGAGAAAAAGGAGATTTTGATTACGAAGGTATGTTGCAGTCATATATAACTGCATTAGATTTATGTTTGCAAGGATTAATAAGCCCATCAACATTAGGAATAGACGTAAAGAAACTTGATAATGCAGATGCACAGAGAGAAAAAGAAAAGGCAACACAATATACAAGAGGTAAAGTAATTGACGTATTAGAAAAGGTTATTCCTAAGTTGGTTACAATATGTTTAAAAACATATGATTTAGCACAAGAAAAAATAGCAGGAGAGTATAAAGCCGTAGTTGATTTCAAAGAATATGCTAATCCAAGTTTTGAAGCAACAGTAGAAACGGTATCAAAGGCTAGGCCAGGTCAAAATGTAATGAGCATTGAAAGAACAGTTGATACAATGTACGGTGATAGTTTAACAAAAGAAGAAAAAGAAGAAGAAGTAAAAAGACTGAAAGAAGAAGCAGGAATAATTAAAAAAGAAGAACCTAATATAATGGAACCATTAGAGTAGGTGATTAAATGCAAAATGAATATGATATAAAAAAAGTAATGGAAGAAATAGAGTTACAATTAATTGCGTCTATGCGAAGGACATTATGGAGTCATAAAGAAGATGAAAAGGCAAAAGGTTTCGACTGGCCACAATGGCAAGCAATAAAAATAAAACAATTTGAGGATTATAAAAAAGCTAATAAAGAAATATTTGATAATAACACAAAAAATTTAAACAAATATGTATATAAACAAATAAAACAACAATTTAAAGAAGGTGCAAGCAGAACAACTAAAAACGCAATAAAAACTGGATTTATAAAGAAAGAAGATTCACAATTAGGTGGATCTTTTTTTGGATTAAATCATAGGAAGATAGATGCACTAATAAAAAGTACTAAATCAGATATGAAAGATGTAAAATATGCAACTTTAAGAATGGCAAATGATCAGTATAGACAGATTATATATAAAGCTCAAGTATTTGCTAATACGGGAGCGGGAACAGTAAAACAAGCAATAGATATGGCAAGTAAAGATTTTTTTGCAAGAGGATTTAATTGTATTGAATACAAAAATGGTACAAGACATAATATAGCAGATTATTGTGATATGGCTATTAGAACAGCTAACAAAAGAGCTAATCTAATGGGTGAAGGCGAAATGCGAAAAAAATTAGGCAATCCATTAGTATATATATCAAAACATGGTGGTGCATGTGACGCATGTACACCGTGGGAAGGAAGAGTATATATAGACGATGTATGGTCTGGAGGAAAAGAAGATGATGGAGAATATCCGTTATTAAGCACTGCAATAGCAGGAGGGTTATTTCATCCTAGGTGCCAACATGGTGCCAGTACATATTATGAGGGCATAAATAATGAGCCAGAAGAAGTCAAAAAAGCAAAACACAATCATGATAAAGAAGATACTTATACTCAATATTTACAACAAAGACAGAAACAATATGAAAGATTAGCAGTAGGAAGTTTATTACCTGAAAATGTATTAAATTACCAAAGTAAAGCTAATGAATTGCAAAATCAAATAGAAAGTAGTAAAATAGGATTGTCAAACGATGAACAATACGCAATAAACCAATACATTAGTTCAGAAAGTTATAAGATAAACGAAATATTAAGGAATAATCTCAAATTTGATAATACTCAAGAGAACATAATTAAACACTTGGATGAAGCACTGAAAAAATGTAATGACTACAATGGAACAATAGTAAGAGTCTTAGACATAAGAAATAGTAAAAAATTAAAAGAATTTATAGATATGAATAAATTAAATAAACCAATAATGTTCAATGAATATTTATCATTTTCAAGCAAATCTGATTACAATGAAAATGCTAATGTAATAATATATACTGTGTCGGGCAAAGCAAAAGACTTAAGGAACTTTAATCCAGATGAAGCTGAAATATTATATCCAAGAAATAGTAAGTTTATTGTTGAAAACGTAAAGAAAATAGATGACAAATATTATTTATTATGGAGGGAAATCTAATGAAAAATCCTAGATGGATAAATGAAATACCTAAACCAATTCAAATAAATGAGGAAGTTGAAATAACAGATGAAATGAAAAAAGAGGCAGAAGAGTTTTCAAAGGTAGTTGAGAACGGAAAAATTGATAAATGGTTTAACAAAAAATAAAATTTTGTACTATTCGACAAATTTTAACAAATTATGCCGAAAAAAAGTGATATCCTTCTTTTATAATATAAATAAAAGGAGGAAAAAATATGGCAAAATATGAAAAAGAATCCACAAAAGCATTATACAAAAGAGGATGGTTTTGGATAATTATTGTAGGCCTAGGAATAATTATAGGTGTGACTCAAAATAGTAAAACCGTGACTACTTCAACTAACAGTTATCAGAAAGATAACTCAGTAGAAGTTACAATAGTAGATTTTAGTACAATGTCAAAAGAAGAAGCCAAAACATGGATGGATACAAATAAGATCAATTGTAAAATAATCGAAGAGTATTCAAACGATATCACAAAAGGAAAATTTGTAAGTCAAAGTATTTTAGCAAATACAATGGCTCATCAAGGGGACAAAATTACTATAGTATATTCATTGGGAAAAGAACCTACTACAGAAGAAAAAAATGCGTTAAAAAAAGCAGAAACTTATTCTAATTCTTTACATATGTCGAAACAAGGTATTTATAACCAACTAACATCATCAATAGAAGGCTTTACAAAAGAAGCAGCACAATATGCAATTGATAATATAGAAGCAGATTGGAATAAAAATGCTTTAGAAAAAGCAAAAACATATCAAACAAGCATGAATATGTCAAGCAAAGCAATATATAATCAGCTAGTATCGTCAGTAGAAGGATTTACGAAGAGTGAAGCTCAATATGCAATTGATAATTTAGATAAATAAAATATAAACACTTACAGAAATGTAGGTGTTTTTTTATATACAAGTTTAGTGCAATGGTAGCACAACAGTCTCCAAAACTGTTGATAGTGGTTCAAATCCATTAACTTGTGCCATTCTTAGAATTAGAGCTCTAATAGGCTCTTTTTTTATTGTAAAAATTATGGTCGACGGACCTTAAACGGGGGAGGTTCCAATATGGAAGACGGAAAAAAAGAAAATGTAGATACTCAAACTACAACAGATAATGCTCAAAATGAGCAAAAAACTGAAAACAAAAATGAGGGTGAGAAAGCTAAAAAACAAGTAGCACAAAAAGGTGACGATGGTTCAATAGTTTTCAAAAATCAAGATGAGTTAGACGGATTTATCAGAAGAATGTATGCCAAGGGTGCCGAAAAAGCAGAACAAGGCGAAACTTCTAAACAAATTCAAGACACTCAAAACAAGCAAGCAGACAAAGGACAAGAAGAACAAAAAGAGATTGCTCAATCAGACTATACTGACAAAATAGCACTTGCTATGGCCAAAGCTGGTGTAGATGTCAAAAAAGTTGAAAGAGCAGCAAGATTAGTTGATATGTCAAAAGTTCTAGAAAACGGTGTATTAGATGCTAAGAAACTAGAAGATGAAATCAACGCAGTAATTTCTGAATTTCCTGAGTTAAAAATAGCAAAGGAAGAAGAAAAAGAAGAAAAAGGATTTAAATTCGGAGCAACACAAAGTAACTCTGATGAAAGTCAAAAAAACAAAAAGCCTGTAGCCACAAAAAGATGGAACAGGTTTAATTCATTTTAGGAGGTAATTAATTATGGCATTAAATTATGCAGAGGTATGGTCTCCAGACCTATTAGAAATTATGGAGCAAGAATCTTTAACTTCACCATTTGTAACTACAGCAGTTAAATGGTTAAGTGCAAAAACATTTCATTTTACACAAATGAGTACAAGTGGTTATAAATCACATAGTAGATTAGGTGGATGGAACAAAGGAACATTTGCACAAACTGATGTACCTTTCACATTAACACACGATAGAGATATATCATTCTTAGTAGACAAAATAGATGTAGATGAAACAAATGAAACAGCATCTATAAAAAATATTTCAGAAGTATTCCACAAAACACAACAAATACCAGAAATGGATGCATACTTCTATTCTAAAGTTGCTACAGAAGCACAGAAATTAACAGGATATCACAGTTCTACAGCATTGTCTTCATATACAAAAGAAAACGTATATGGAAAATTAAAAGCAATGTTAAGTGCTGGAAAATTAAGAAGATATGTAGCAAAAGGTGCTTTAATTGCGTATGTAAATTCTACAATTATGGATTTATTAGAACAATCTACGGATTTTACAAGAAAAATAGAAATGACACAAATTGCAGAAGGTGGAATTGGAATAGAAACTAGAATTACAGATATTGATGGAGTAACATTAATAGAAGTAATTGACGATGAAAGATTTTATGATAAATTTGATTTTACTGACGGATTCGTTCCTGTTAAGAAAGTTGCAGCAGATGAAAGCAAGGATATAACAGCTGTAACAGGTTCTCATAAAATTAATGTTTTAATAGCATCTCCATTAACTGTTAAAACAGTTCCAAAGATTGCAAGTATTTACTATTTTAATCCTGGTCAACATACAGAAGGTGATGGATATTTATATCAAGATAGAAGTTTATCTGATACATTTGTTTTCCCAAATGGAAAAGATAACAAAATTGATAGCATATACGTTGATGTTGATACAACTGAATATGCAGGAGAATAGGAGGTTATCATGTCGAAAATAAGAGTAATAAAAGATAATGTATTATTATCTATTGATGAAGAAGAGCTTACACAATATGAAGCTAGAGGATATTCAAAATTAGGAGCTACTAAAAAAGTAGCTTCTAAAGATTTTGAAAAAGAATTAAAGAAAATTGCAAAAGTTAATGAGGAACTAACAGCAAAAGTAACAAAAGTTGAAGAAGAAAAGACCGAGTTAGCAAAAGTTAATGAGGAACTAACAGCAAAAATTGCAGAATTAGAAAAGAAAGTAAAATAAGAGGTGTTGCACATGATAGATGTTTATGCAACAAAGGGGGATTATTCTAATTATGGTTCTAAAGTATTGAAAGATGAAGAAATAGAAAAATATTTAGAATTAGCTTCAATAGATATCAACAGAGCGACATTAACAAGGATTGAAAGAAGAGGATTTTATAATTTAACAACACAACAAAGAGATTTAATAATCAAGGCAACTTGTTTACAAGCAGAATACATAAAAGAAGAAGGCATATATGATGATGATAGTATATCTAGTTATTCTATAGGTGGGGACTTAACAGTAAATGAAAAGGAATCACAAGATATGGCAGATAAACTAAATATATCAAAATTAGCCTTTTTCTATTTAAAAAGAACAGGACTGACAAATAGGATTATATGATAAAAAAGTTAAATCCAAAACACTTGGAAAGATTGTTAAATAATAAATGTGATGTAGTTATATATCAAGAAGGCTTATCAGAAGATGGGGAGCCTTTAACTTCTTTAAATTTGGAAAATCAAAAATGTAGATTTGTTGAAACAACTAAAGTTATAATTAGTCCAGATGGAAGAAAAATCGAACTTGTAGGAAAAGTAATATTACTTGGAGATATAGTACCAAATATAAAGAAAATAAGTGGCGGACAAGTAGTAATAAATGATGTAAAATATGAAATATATCAAACAAGTAGACCTAGAAATCCAGATGGAACGGTTCATCATACAACATTGGAGTTGATGTAATATGAAAGTAACATACAATATTAAAAATATAGAAACAACATTAGAAAATGCAAGATTAGCATTGACAGACACTGCGGAAGCAATAAAAACAGACTTGATTCAAAGTCAGACAATGCCATTTGATACTGGTACGATGCAAAATGATAGCACTTTTGTAGATGATAAAAAAATTATCAAAGGCGTTGCAAGAATAGTTGTAGATACAGTATATGCAAGAAAGGTTTATTTTGATCCAGAAATACATATAAAACAAGGGAAAAATCCTAATGCTAAACAGTATTATTTTGATGATTATATTACTGGAGAAAAGAAAAGTTTACCTATAAAATATTTTAAGCAAGCCTTAAAAAGGAGAAGTGGACAATGATAACAAGAATAAATACGTCCTCAATAAGGGATTATCTAAAAAAAATAATACCAGAGTGCACGAAATGGTCAATAGGACAAATGGATGAAAATCAAGATAAAGCGATTGCTTTATACGCTAATCGTAGGCAATTAGAAGACAATTCTAAATATAAAAAGTTGAAAAGTTATAGAATATTACCAATTACACTATTATTAAGATGGACGAAAAATTATGATACGGCCGAAACAATGGCCAATAAGATTTATGAACTATTAGATTGTAGTTCTTTTTTTATTTATGATTATAATTGCTCAATTGAGTGTTTATATAATGGCCCTATTGACTTGGGTGCGGATGAAAACAATGTTTACAAGTTTTCAATAGAATTAAATTTATTATATAGAAAGGGTGAAAAATAATGGCAACTAAAACAGGAGTATATCCAGTATATGAAAACCAATTTCAAGTTGGCGCTACTAAAGAAGCATTAACTGATATTGCAGATATGGAAAGTTTTTCAGTGAAATTAGACAATGGAGTAGAAGAGTGGAATCCGTTAGACCAAAAAGGATGGGTTAGAAGATTAATGACTTCTAAATCTGTTACTATCTCTATCTCAGGAAAAAGAAATTTCGGAGATACAGGAAACGATTATGTAGCTGGATTAGCATTAAAAAACGGAAGAGACGTTGAAGGATGTCTACAATGGACATTCCCAAATGGAGCAAAATTAGTATTTGAAAATGCAGTGTATAATATAACAAATTGGGGAGCAGGAAAATCAACAGAAGTTATTCCACTAGAATTTGATGTGATGTCAAATGGAAAACCAACATATACAGAAGCATCACCACAAAGTGCTTAAACTACATAAGCGGTAAAAAATAAGATATTAAAAAATAAGAGGCCTTTAAAGGCCTCTTGTAAATATATTTAGGAGGAATTTGAAATGGCAAATATAGATATTAGTTCAAAATTAAGTCATGAACCACAAACAATAACAATAGCAGAAGGAAAAACATATGAAGTAGACTGCGGAGCAGAAACAATGCTAAAAGCACAAGATCTATTTAAGAAAGATGATAGTTTAGATGGATTATTTAAAGCAATAGAATTATTACTAGGAAAAGAAGCCTTAGAAGAAATAAAAGAAATGAAAGTAAAAGTTACAGATTTAAAAGTTATTATTATAGCAATAATGGCACAAGTAAATGAAATTACTTATGAGGAAATGGAAAAACGATTTCAAAACAAATAATGAAACAGAATTATGGTATGACATGGAAGAAGACTGGCCTTTAATTGAGGCAAGTTTAGCAAAACAATATGGAATAAGAATAAGAAAAGAAATAGATACAATGGATTATGCAGAACTGTGTAATCTTATATCTGGCTTAATGCCAGATACACCACTTCGGAAATATTGTTCAAATTCGTAGTGAAGATGATGAAGAAATGTTGAAAAACTTCACACAAGAACAAAAAAATATAAGATGGAAATATAGAAATAAATTAGCAAAAAAAATGAGTAAAGAAGATTATGAAAAAGTTATTACAGAATTTCAAAAAGCATTTAAGGAAATGGCTGGTGATAACAAATGATAGAAGTAAGATGCCCAAACTGTAATCAACTTTTGTTAAAAGTTGAACAATGTAAGGGCGAAATAAAATGTATACGATGTAAGAAAACAATTAAAATTGATATAGATGAAAAAGACAGAGTGAGCAACACAGCCATTAGTGGTGAGTAGTTAGCCAATACCTGCTTTTATCCTAAAAAAGAAGGGAGGAGTAGGTATGAGTACGAATGTGGGCTCTGTTGACTTTGAATTATTGCTAAATTCAAATCCATTTAACAAAGGACTAAAGAATGCAACAAATACAATAAAAAGTTCAGGAATAGAGAACTCATTAAAGAAAATTGGTAAATTAGCGTTAGCAGCATTCTCTGTTAAAGCAATAGTAAATTTTGGCAAAGAATGTATTAATTTAGGGTCTGATTTGACAGAAGTACAAAATGTTGTTGATGTTACTTTTGGAAGTTTAAATACAGAAGTTAATAAGTTTGCTGAAAATGCAATAACTCAATTTGGCTTAGGACAAACAGTAACAAAAAAATATGTTGGTACATTTGGAGCAATGGCAAAAGCATTTAACTTTTCTAATAAAGAAGCACTAGCAATGTCAGAAACTTTAACAGGACTTACTGGAGATGTTGCTTCTTTTTACAATTTATCAAGTGATGAAGCATATACAAAATTAAAATCAGTATTTACTGGTGAAACAGAAACATTAAAAGATTTAGGTGTTGTAATGACACAAAATGCACTAGACCAATATGCATTGGCAAATGGCTATGGAAAAACAACGTCTAAAATGTCTGAACAGGAAAAAGTGGCTTTAAGATATAAATTTGTATTAGATAAATTGAATATAGCAAATGGAGATTTTGCAAGGACAAGTGATAGTTGGGCAAACCAAACAAGGGTATTAGGCTTAAGATTTAATGAACTAAAGGCAACTTTAGGACAAGGATTTATTAACATATTTACACCGATAGTAAAAGGAATAAATATGGTACTATCTAAACTTCAAGTGTTGGCAAATGCTTTTAAATCATTTACAGAAATGATATTCGGAAATGCTGGCGGAGATGATAGTACAAGTACTGTTTCAAATTTAGCATCAGATGCATCAAAAGCGAGTGATGCTGTGAGTGGAATTGGAGATAGTGCCAAAAAATCTGCTAAAGATCTAAAAAGTTTGGCTTCATTTGATACTGCACAAATATTAAAGAAAGATGATAGTGATAGTTCTTCAAGTGGAAGTGGTGCAGGAGGAAAAATAGATACAAGTGGACTAAATTTAACAGATAATCTAAAAAAACAAGCAAGTGATATAGGAAAAATATTTGGCGATATTAATTTTGAACCGCTTATTAATTCTTTTAACAAAGTAAAAGAAGCAGCACAACCACTGATAACCACAATTAAAGATGGTTTGAAATGGTTGTATGACAATGTTTTAGTTCCATTAGCCCAATGGACTATACAAGATTTACTTCCTGCATTTTTAAATTTAATTGCAGGAGCTTTAAAGGTTCTAAATCCTTTAATTGAAGCATTTAAACCAGTTTTTCAATGGTTCTGGGACAGTTTTTTAAAGCCTATTGCAGAGTGGACTGGAGGAGCTATAGTAAACACGCTTAATTTATTAGCAGATACTTTATCAAGAATTGGAAATTGGATGAGTGAAAATCAGAGTGTAGTTACTGAAATGGGAAAAGCTGTATTAGGCTTTTTTGGAGCGTGGAAAGTTATAGAGTTAGTGTCTTTTATACAACAAGCTGGAGGAGTAGTTGCTGCATTAGGATTATTAAAAAATGCTATTCTTGGAAATGTAATTGCAAAGATTGCAGACAAAACAGAAACGATTGCATTGACATTGATGTATGCAAAAGACTTTGTAGTAAGTATTGCTTCAGGAACGGCAGCTTTAGTTAAACAGGCAGCACAATGGGTTATAAACACAGGGGCTAAAATTGCAAATACAGCAGCAACTATTGCTGGTACAGTGGCAACAATAGCGGCAACAGCAGCAACATGGCTATTTAATGCAGCGTTAGCAGTATTAACATCACCAATAACATTAGTTGTAGCGGCTATAGCAGCATTAATTGCGATTGTAGTATTATTAATAAAAAATTGGGATAAAGTAAAAGAAACTGCAATAAATTGTTGGAATGGAATAAAAAATACATTTTCGAATGTTGGACAGTGGTTTTCTAACATATTTCAACAAGCATACAATGGAATTACAAGAGTATTTAGTAATATCGGCAATTTCTTTAATGGAATATGGCAAAGAATAAAAGATTCTTTTTCTAATTTGGGAACAAGCATCGGTAATGCCATCTCTAATGCTGTAAAGACAGGAATTAATGGAGTTATTTCATTAATTGAGAGAACTATAAATAGAGCAATAAGTTTAATAAACGGTGCGATTGGAATAATAAACTTGATTCCAGGTATAAATGTTGGAAAAATAGAAAGAGTTAATTTACCAAGGTTGGCACAAGGAGGATATGCAAAAGCTAACACGCCTCAATTAGCCATGATAGGAGATAATAGACACCAAGGAGAGATTGTTGCACCAGAAGATAAATTAATGGCATTATATAAGAAAGCTAATCAAGAAATGGGATTAGGAAATAATGAAAAAGTTATAGCACTACTTGAAAGAATAATTCAAATTTTAGCAAATTTAAGCTTTGACTTTAATTTATATATTGATGGTTATGAGTTAAACAAAAGGCTCGAAAAAATAAAGAATAAAAATAGATTTGCAACAAATGGAGGTTAATATGTACGAACCAAAATTAATAGTAAACAATACTCAGGTGCCAGGAATTATTTCTATAACTCCTGGCCCCGAACCGTTATGGGGAGATGGTACAGGAAGAAATGCATTAGATGGCCATTATAGCGGAGTCTTTATTGGATATTTTACGACTTTAGAAGTGAAATTCGGAATCGTATCTGATGAAGAATACAAACTAATAAAAAAATTGCTTGAACATCCTTTTTTGGAGGATGTTCAATTTTCGTTAGAAAAAGATATGGGAGACTATAAGCAAGGAGATTTATTCACAGAAGACTTTTATAATGGACAAGCTATAAAATCAAGTCCGCTTGCCTGTGGAGGATACTGGAACGAATTTTCTGTTGTTTTGACGGCCATAGATAGGAGGCCACAACTTGTATGATAGAAATGAATAATAATTTCAAATTAAGGACAAAGAAAATAAAACAACAAGACATTAAAATCGCGACAGGAAATGATCTATTTAAAATTAAACAAATAATTTATTCATTTGAAGGCAAATTATTTAAGACAATAATGAAACAAGTTGAGATTACGGACAAGACAGCAAATCAGCTCAAAGATAAAGATATAAATTTTAAATACGGTCTTTATATAAATGATGCTTTTCAGTATATAGATTTAGGTAATTTTTATATAAAAGATATGGAAGATGACAAGAAAAAAGAAGAGATAACGGTAACTGGGTATGACAGAATGATTAGATTTATGAAAACATTTAAGCAGTCAGAATTACAGTTGACGTATCCTTGTACAATAATAAGATTGGTACAGAAGATGTGTGAAGTTTGCGAAGTCGGCCTATATTCAACGAACTTCTTCAACTCAAATTTGACAGTAAATGAAGATTTTTTTACAAATCAAGAGATTACATATAGAGATGTCTTAGAAAAAATTGCTGAAGCAACACTGACAACAGTTTTTATAAAAGAGAATAAGTTATATCTTTGTAAACCTAGCAATATCGTAGTTCAACAGTTAGATAAATCTTATATATCCAATTTATTAGTCAAAGAAAAATTTGGACCACTAAATGCATTAGTTTTAGGAAGAGGAAGTACAGAGGATAATATTGAATCAATAGATGAGGAAAGTATCACTCAAAATGGAAGATGTGAAATAAGATTTGACGAAAATGAATTTTTACAAGAGCAAAGAGAAAAAGTAATAGAAGATATGTTTGAGCAAGTAAAAGGTTTAGAATATTACTCTTATGAAGCATCTGACTTAGGTGTTATGTGGTTAGAACCATGTGATTGTATTGATTTGGGAGATAGAAACGATAATTTTTACAAGACTTTTTATTTAAAGGCTAATATTACAATTAATACAGGAATAACAAGCAATAGTGAAGCGGATATACCAGACGAGACAAATACTGAATATAAGGTAACCCTAAAAGAAGAAAAGAAAACTTTAAAAGTTGAAAGATTAGCAAAGAAAAATGAAGGCTCAATTCAAGACTTAGTCAATGAAACTACAGAGCACGAAGAGAAGATAACTCAGGTAAAGCAAGACATAGATTCGATTAAACAAAAAGTAGCAGACACAGTTGACTATAAGAGAGATGTTGAAGGAATAACAGAAGTACATTTAGAGAATGCAAAAGAAATCAACATTTTGAACTTAATAATTGAGGGGAACAAGAAGTATGAATGCAACTTATATCCTGATGAGGATTTATATCCATCATCAGACTTAAACGCAAATCAGGAGGTGATGTAATGTGCAGTACAAAATAATAGTAGACAAGCAAAGCAGAACAAATCCTTCCGCCGATAAAAAAGAATACATGATTAATATAGAAGAACTAAGAACTACAGGAAGCGTGAGTGATAGCCTTATTATAACTAAAGACGAAGCTTATGTTTTGCGTAGGTTAAAGCTAACGGAATATCATGTGCTGGAAGAGTTAGAAAATCCAATCAAACAAACTTTGGCTGATGTGAAGATAGAGTTGTTTGAAGGGGATAATTACATATATTTAATAGACATGACAGGCAACAAGTTTTACGCTGAATACATTATAAAAAATGACTTGACAGATATGTATGCAACAAAGCTAGAACTTACAACTGCAATTAATCAGACTGCAGACCAAATTCAACTACTTGCAACACAAAAGCTAGATAAAGATGAGTTCTCAACAGAACTTCAAGTTAATTATGAAGCTGTAAAAATTGCATGGAATAAAATATCTGATTATATACAGATGATGATTGTCAACAACAATGCAAGTTTTGCAATCCTGGACCAAAACAAAAAAATCCTGATGACGCTGGACAAGACGGGACAGCATTTTTATAAAAGTGATGGTACTACTATATTTGGAGAAATGGGAGTTAACAAGGAAGATAGCAATAGTTATATTAGTTTTGCGGTTGATGGCGAGTACAACAAAGATATTACTGATGGAATGGCATGGGGCATTAAGACAAAGAGCGATAATAAATATCATCCAATTCTATACATCAAAAACTTCCACATGGGAGCTCAAAATTCCGACGATGTGTATGGACAGTTAGCGTTGAAATACTGTGACTTAATTCTAGAAGGAATGGAAACAGGAATCCAAAGTGGAAACGTGAGATTTTATGGAAATGTATTCTCAGGAATAACATTCGAAGACACTAATGGAAATGGATTACTTAGTATATATCCTTACAATAGCTCATATTCAGGAGGAGTTACAGGTGGAGGAATGACAATTCTAGATGCTATTCAATTTTTCAAAAATGCTTTAGGTTCAAACAGCTTTAAAATTGGAACTGGTAATAAATATGTGCTAATGACTGACAATGGAGTATTGACTGTGGTTAATGGAGATGTTCTATTTGGTACTGCTGACGCACCAACTATGTTTACTGTGCATGTCTCTTCTTTAGCCCAAATTTTTGGCAATCTAAGCGTTGAGGGAAATGTATATGCAAATAATATATCATCAGACAGAAGAATAAAAAACAATATTAAAGACTGCACAACTTCAGCATTAGATATCATTAATAAGATTCAACATAAAGAATTTGACAAGAAAGATGACGGTAAACATTACAAGATAGGATATATAGCTCAAGATATGGAACAAATAGACCCTAATTTTGTTATAAAAAGACCTGAAGACAAAGATAAAAACATAGAAGAAAGATACTACATCAATGAATTACCTATAATCGCAACATTAACTAAGGCGACGCAGGAACTACAGAAACAAATAGAAGAATTAAAGCAGAGAATAGAAAATCTTGAGAAAGGAGCAAAGAATGGAAATACTTAATTTCGAAGATGGTACAAAAACACAAGATGCTTACATTACTATCGATGGAGTAAATTATACAGTAACTCCAGCAAAATACACGGGCAAGATACCTTTATCAGCATATAACTTAAATAAAATGCAAAAGAATTTAGTCACGCATAAATATCAATTTAAAATTACATCTACAGTTACGGCGGGAACAGAAGTAACAATACCGTGCTGCTATAAGGTCGGACAAGCGGTGCTTGACGTGTACTTGAATGGAGAACGATTATTGTTAAGCTCTGATACAAGCGGAACAGATGGTCACTATCAAGAAGTTGGAACAGCAGATAGCATAAGCAATAAAATAAAAACAACAACTGACTGGGCTCTTGAAGCGGGAGATGTATTAGATTTTGTAGTGAGGGGGGATTATAGTGCAACCTAAAAAAAACAAAATAATATACTCAACAGAAGAAAAAGAAATTGGCACTTGGATAGACGGGAAAAAACTGTATAGAAAAACAGTATTAATTAACACATTAAAATATGGAGAAGAAATGATACTGTTACAAATTCCAAAGGCAGATAGTATTTTTGTGAAAAATGGCTATGTAATCAATTCTACAAGTGGTTATACTACTAATGTTGGGACATATTATCCAGTAGCTAGCAGAGAAAGTAGAATATGGGCAGATGCAAAAGCTGGTTATATTAAATGCTTCTTAGGAACAGCTTGGCAAAATATTGTTAATAAATTAATTGCGACAGTTGAGTATACTAAAGCAGAATAGAGAGGTAAGCTATGGAAAAGTCAGATATAATGAAGCTCCAAGAAGTAGAAGATCGAAGTAAATCTAACACAAAGAGATTAGATGAACATGATGTTCAATTTAAAGATATAAAAAATAAACTCGAAGATATTCACGAGCTTACATTTTCCATTAAAGAAATTGCAACAGAGGTAAAGCTGATGAGAGAAGATGTAAACAAGCTAGATACTAGAGTTGGCAACATAGAAAATGAGCCAGCACAAGATTATAAAGAAGTTAAAAAAGCTATAAGAGACAAAATAATCTTATCCGTTGTAGGTGCGATTGTTGGTGCTGTTATAGCTTTAATTATTAAATAAAATAATAGGAGGAAATTGTAATTATGGATATATCAGTATTAACACAATATTTTAGTATAGTAGTTGTAGGAATATGTGTATGTGTAGGCTACGTTATAAAAAATAGCCTTGACTTTATACCAAACAAGTACATACCACTAATAATGCTAATTTTAGGATTAGTAATTAATGTATTAATAAATTTAAACGGTATAAATGCAGAAGTTATATTAACTGGAATGTTCAGTGGACTAGCTTCTACAGGACTATACGAAATGTTTAAGAATTTAATTAATCAGGAGGACAAGTAGCATGAATAGAATCGTAAAAGCCTTGAGGCTGTACACACACTAACATTTTTAGTGAACAAAATTGGGAGCAAGGAGGAAGTAGAGAGCACAGAGATGTAGCAATACTTCCTCGTGATTGCAGATGATACCTATCACAAAACAAACAAAAAATCAGATAAATAATAATGAAAAAGGACAGATTAAAACAGCTGTGTACATTAATGAATTTATAAATGTAAGCACTTCTACAAATGTTGCTTTCAAAACAATGTTCCCTAATTTAAGCTTGGATAAAGTTGTATGTTTTAATGTAGAAATTGTAAATGTGTATGAAACATGGGATAGGGTTTATGCTCATATTCTATATCAAGCGGAAGCCCCAACGAGTGGAAGAAGTGGGGAATTACAAATAAGAAGTTATGCTTCAATTCAAAATATAGTTGTTAGAGTCACAGCTTTTTATAGAGAATAAAAAAGAAAAGAGGAATATTATGAATATAATAGAAACTAACTTACAATTCAAAGATATGTCTACAAGAAAGGCAACACAAAGGATAATTCTACATCATGCAGACGCAAAGAACTGTTCTGCCGAGGATATTCATAGATGGCATCTAAACAATGGATGGAGCGGTGCTGGATATCACTTTTTAGTAAGAAAAGATGGTAAAGTATATAGACTTCGTCCAGAAGATAAAGTGGGAGCACACGCATATGGAGCAAATTATAATTCATTAGGAATTTGCTTCGAAGGAGACTATATGGAAGAAGATATGCCAGCTGAACAAATAAAGGCAGGACAAGAGTTAGTCACGTACTTAAAGCATGAATACAATATAACAACAGTACAGGCTCATAGAGATGTATGTGCAACCTCATGCCCAGGAGACAAATTTCCATTTGATCAAATAGCAAATTCAAATGAAAAAGAAGTATCAAAGCCAAGCCAAGAAAAGGGAAAAATGGCTACAATACAAACCTCTTTAAATGAAAAATATGGTTTAAATATTTCAGTAGATAATATCTATGGAAACGAAACAAGAAAAGCACTTGTAAAAGGGCTACAAACAGAATTAAATAAACAATATCATAGAGGTTTAGCAGTCGATGGAATATTTGGAACTAACACATACAATGCTTGCATAAATGTTCGAAGAGGAGCTGAAGGAAACATCACATGGTTAATCCAGTCAATGATGATTTGTCATTCATTTAACATTAATGCAGACGGAATATTCGGACCTGCAACTGAAAATACAGTAAAAGAATTTCAAAAAAGAAATGGATTATCTGCAGATGGAATAGTCGGAAAAAATACTTTTAATAAATTATTCAAGTAAAATTTGGTAGGAGCAATCCTACCTCTTTTTTTATGCTATTTTCGCTATGGCGAAAGAATATGTTAAATCTTAGACAACAAACTATATTCCTAAATAATTAAAATGCCTTAAAACTCATTCTCGTACGTTGATTTTTTGCCTATTTTTAGCCATTTTAAAAGTTTCGACAGAATTTTTACATAAAATTTGTTATTATATTAAAAAGGAGGACAAGCTTATGAAAGAAGATTTGAAAAAGCTTGAACTAATGATAAAGAACAATAGTAGATATGAAGATATAATAGAGCAAAGTAAAAAGATAGATGAATACATAAAAAATAAAATTGAGGGAGCATTATAGCTTCCTCATATCTATGTTTATTAATAGATCTATTATTTGACTGACTTCAAGGGCTTCTTTTGAATTGATTCCGTATTTATCGATTCGATGATCCATTTCCTTTTTTAATTTATTAAGTTCAATATCAGAATAGAATAAGTCCTTAATATCTACATTAAATACATCGGCAATAGCAGACAACGAAGACAGTGTGGGATTAACACGTTTATTATTTTCTAAATTACTTAAGTATGTTCTAGAGAGACCAGTTAATTGACTCAATTTTCTTATACTGATATTTTGTTTTTCTCTTATTTTCTTTATATTAAATACAATCATAGCATACCTCTTAAATTAGTATCTTATAATTGTACAATTTTTATACATCAAAGAAAAGATGCAACTCTCAGCGGACGCTTTTGTCGAACGATTTTTCTTGACTTTGTCGAATTTTATTATATAATTTATATCATAAATAAGAAACGCGTTTCTCTGTAAAGGAGAAAATATATGGGATTAGAAGAAACAATAGATGAAATAATATTGGAAAATGAAGAATTATTTAATAAAGAAGAATTACTTATGATAAATAGTAATCTTAAGGTTATAAAAAAGATATATTTATTGGGGTTAATAAACGGGAAACAGATATATGGGGAAAAATTACAGTGATATTTATCTACTTTTTATCTACTTAGGTATAAATAATTATAAAACTATATAAAGAATATAATTATAAAAATACTTACAGATAGCCATTTTTCAAACTTTGTGAAAATATGAC